CCATTTAGAGCAAAAGCAGATATATTAAAAGGTAATACTATTGTAGATTTAAAAACTACAACAGGTTTAAATGAATTTAGATATTCTGCAGCCAAATATAGTTATGATTTACAAGCGTATTTATATCGTGAAATGTTTGGTGTGGATAATTTTGTATTTGTTGCAATAGATAAAGGTAGTTTAGATATAGGAATATTTGAATGTAGTGATGAATTTTATGAAAGTGGAAAGAGAAAATTAGAACAAGGTATAGCAAACTATAAATATTTCTTTGGTGAAGAAGAAGTAGATTTAAACCAATATGTATTAAGAGGAATATTATAAATAATTAAAAACAAGAAACAAATGGAAATAAATAAAATATATTGTGAAAGCAATTTAGAAACAATGAAAAGAATGCCTGATAACTTTGTAGATTTAGTTATTACAAGCCCTCCATATGATAATTTAAGAAATTATAATGGATATTCATTTCCTTTTGAAGATATAGCAAAAGAGTTATTTAGAATAATAAATAAAGGTGGTGTTTGTGTATGGGTTGTTGGCGATAGTGTTATTGATGGAAGTGAAACAGGTACATCATTTAAACAGGCATTATTTTTTAAAGAAATTGGTTTTAATATTCACGATACTATGATATATCAAAAGGATGTAATGCCATTTCCCGAACAAACAAGATACAATCAATGTTTTGAATATATGTTTATTTTATCTAAAGATAAACCGAAAACTTTTAACGCTATAAAAGAAAAAACACAAGGTTATAAACCAAGTAAATCATCTACTACAAGAAATTCCGACGGAAGCACAAGTAGATTAAAATTTGTACAAGGTAAAGAAGAAAGAAGTTTGTTTAATATTTGGAAATTTGGATGTGGATATAACAAAACAACAAATGATAAAATAGCATTTAAACATCCTGCTATGTTTCCTGAAGAATTAGTAAAAAAACATATTTACACTTGGACTAATAAAAATGATTTAGTGTATGATTGTTTTATGGGTAGTGGTACAACTGCAAAAATGGCACATTTACAGAATAGAAATTGGATAGGTAGTGAAATATCAAAAGAATATGTAGATATTGCAAATAAAAGATTACAACCTTATTTAGACCAACAAACATTATTTTAAATGGAACGTAAAGAAATATTTTATTGTAACTTAACTTTGCAAAATGGTAAAGATATTATCGAATTAAAAAAAGTAGTTTATAAAAAACAAGATGGATATTTTAAAAATGTTAGATTAGGAATAAAAGAACCATTGAAAGTAATTAAAATCGATGTTATTACAAGTTTAGGATTTGAAAATTTATCAAACGAATATACTGAAGTAAAACAATCAAACGAAAAAAGAAACAAAATAACAGGTGCATACGAATAATAAAAAAAACAAATATGGAAATTACACAAAGATTAAAAGAAATAATTAAGCAAGAAACAAATACAGATATAGATATTAGAACTCGTAAAAGAGAAACAGTAGAAATGCGTTCATTATATTGTAATGTATTAAAAGAATTAAAACCCAATAAAACACTTCAAGCAATAGGTGATACATTAGAACTAAACCACGCTACAGTAATACACGCATTAAAGAACTATAAAATGTATGAAGAATATAACCCTGAATTAAAAAAGTTTAGAACAACTGTATTAAGTTACTTTACAATAGATAATGAACAAGAATTAAAAGAACTATCTGAAATTGAAAAAGTAAAACAACAGCTTTATAAATTAACATTTGAAAATGATAAACTAAAAAAACAATTACAAGAACAGATAGATAGACCAAGATACGAATACCAAATAATAGATAACTTAAACAACCTATTAAGCAACACAAAAGGTACAATACAACATACACTAATTAACGATAGATTAGAAGCATTTTATAAAATGAATAATAATATAAAACTATGACACTAAAAGAAAAAGCAAAAGATTTAGTAATTAAATATTCATATATAACAGGTGATTTAATTTATGGATTTACATATTCTAAACAATGTGCATTAATAGCTATTGAAGAAATAATCAATTTATACGCTTATGATGATGTTGTTTTGGATTGGAAATATTGGCAAGAAGTTAAACAAGAAATAATAGATTTATGAATACAATAGAACCAATAACAGCAAAAGAACGTGCTGAAATGTTATTTAATAAATACACTAAAGAATATAACAGGCGTGTATGTATGGGTACAATGCAACAAACAGAACATTGGAAAGAAGTAACAAAAGAATTAGCAAAACTTTATAATAAATAATTATGAATATAGTTATATTTTTAATATTAGGTTTATTCGCACAAACAATTATAAAATTTATTATTAAACAATTTAAAAACAAATAAGATTATGAAACGAATAATAAAAAGATTATTGTTTGGTGAGCCATTTGTAATGAGCGTATACAAAGATAAGTATGGTAGCTGTTATGGTGGAGTTATTCATAAACAAGACGGTGAGTCTTACTTAAACATAGTAAGCCATATTGAAGAACCTACTTATTTAGGTGAATTAGAACTTTATATAACAATTTAAAAACAAATAAGATTATGAAACAAACAGCAGTAGAATGGTTAGTGTCAAATATTGATTGGATGCTTGTAAGAAATTCCAAACATCACTATAAAATGATAATTGAAAAAGCCAAAGAAATAGAAAAGCAACAGATTATTGATGCTTGGGAAGATGGTCAAAATTCATTTCCTACAATTAATGCAAAACAATACTACAAAGAAACATTTAAAAACAAATAACTATGGCAGATATATCAAAATGTGCAGACAATCTTTGTCCATCAAAAGAAACGTGTTACAGGTACACTGCACCTGCATCAATGTATTGGCAATCTTATGGTAGCTTTAATCGTGAAGAAGATGCCTATAATTGTGATATGTATTGGGATAATAAACCTATTAAAAAAATAGATGATAAAGAATTTATAGAATTAGTTGAAAAATTAAAAGTAATTAATTTAAAACTTTAAACAACTATAGATTTTATTTATTATTATTTAAAATTGAATAATCATTATTTATTTCAAATGGAAAAATCAAGAGGTGGTGCAAGACCAAACGCAGGTCGTAAATCAAAAGTAGAAGAACAAAAGGTAAACAACGTATTCTTAAAAGCTTTAGGTGAACTATACAATAAAGAAACAGAAGAAGAAACTAAAATAGCTTTTGTTAAAGGTACATTAATGGAATCACAAAGAGGGCAACTATTTATTGCAGAACATATATTTGGAAAACCAAAAGAAATTATAGAAGCTACACACAACGTAAACGATTTTAATATAAAAGATATCTTCAAAGTTGGGAATAGCAATAAATCAGAAATATAATCTATTAGGTTCAGATAGTCGTTACTTTGTAATAACAGGTGGAAGGGGAAGTGGTAAATCATATTCCCTTAATTCCTTTTTATTACTATTAACCTATGAAGCAGGCCACGTTATATTGTTTACGCGTTACACATTGACTTCTGCAAGTGTTTCTATTATACCTGAATTTATAGATAAAATCGATACAGCCGATTTAAGCAACGATTTTTATATAACTAAAGATGAAATAGTAAATCTTAAAACAGGTTCTAAAATCTTATTTAAAGGTATTAAAACAAGTAGTGGTACACAAACAGCTTCTTTAAAATCTTTAGCAGGTGTTACAACGTGGGTATTAGATGAAGCAGAAGAACTAACAGATGAAGAAACTTTTGAGAAGATAGATTTCAGTATCAGAACAAAAGGAATTCACAATAGGGTTTTATTAGTATTGAATCCTGCAACAAAAGAACACTTTATATATAAGAAGTTTTTTGAAGATAAAGGTGTAGAAGCAGGAAGCAATTTAATTAAAGGTGATACTACATACATACATACAACGTACCAAGATAATATTGAAAATCTATCTGAATCATTTATAAATCAAATTGAGAATATAAAACAACGCAGACCTGAAAAGTATAAGCATCAAATATTAGGTGGTTGGTTAGATAAAGCAGAAGGAGTTATATTTACTAATTGGACTATAGGAGAATATAAACAAATAGGTAAATCTGTATTTGGTCAAGATTTTGGTTTTAGTAACGACCCAACAACATTAGTAGAATGCAATATAGATACTTCTAACAAACGAATTTATATAAATGAACGTTACTATCTACAAGCATTAACAACATCGCAGATATACAATTTAAATAAACAACACTGTTTAGATAGTTTAATTGTAGCTGATAGTGCAGAACCAAGATTGATTAGTGAACTACAAACAGCAGGGTTAAATATTGTACCTGCAATTAAAGGACAAGGTTCTGTAACTTATGGAATATCTTTATTGCAAGATTATGATTTAATAGTATCACCTGAATCAATTAATCTAATTAAAGAACTAAATAATTATTGTTGGTTAGAAAAGAAATCAAGCACGCCAATAGATAATCACAATCACTTGTTAGATGCTTTAAGATATGCTGTTAGTCACCAATTAGAGAATCCAAACAAAGGAAACTATTTTATATATTAATGTCGCAAATTAATACTATACTTGCGACAAAGTAAATGATGTCGGAAACTTGACAAATTAAACTATGACTTACGGGCAAATGATAGCAGCAATACAATGTTATATTCATCACACTACAGGTAAAGAAGTGAATATAAACCTACCACGTAATATAGGTGAAATTAAAAAGATGCAAAAGATGTACACTATAGCAGCTGAGTATTTGAAAGTGTAACATATTTAACACATAATTGTTACATTAGTAAATGTTAAAGTTTTGTTAAAATTTTAAAATACTTTTGTATTGTTAATAAAGGTTGTATATTTGCGTATCAATAAGAAACAAAAAAAACACAAGCTATGACAACAATTATTAATATTACAAATCAACAAGAATTAAATTCAAATGTACAAGATTGTAAAAAATTACAAAAAGAAATTGAAAAACTTCAAAAAAAATTAAATAAAACTATTGAAGAATATAATAACAAAGCATATTCAATTTTTATATGTACAGAAGAATATAAAGATATATTACCAATAATAAAATAAAAGCAAAATGAAAAAAGTAAAAGTAACAGTTAATTATTGTGATATAGATTTTGAAGTTAAAGGATTCTATATAAAAGGTTCTGATTATGATTATACAGGAAGCTGTATTGAAGATGCAGAAGTATTAATACAGGGTATTGATGTATGGGAAATATTATCACAAAAACAAATCAATGATATAATAGATTTAGCAATAGAAGAAATAGAAGATTAAATTTTGTTTAGATTAGTTAATTTGGTTAAATTAAGGTGCATAGAAATATGTGCCTTTTTTTTGTTTAATACAATATCATAAAATAGTTATTAATATAAAAAACAATAATATGAAATTAGAAATTAGCGTACCAACAGAATTAAATGAAATTAAGTTATCACAATACCAAGCGTTCTTAAAGATAGCTAAAGATAATGATGATGTTGAATTTATGAATCAGAAAATGGTTCAAACGTTCTGCAATATAGATTTAAAAGATGTTGCTGAAATTAAATATAAGGATGTGTTACAAATAACTGCATCACTTGGTAAAATGTTTGATGTTACTTCACATAGGTTTATAAACAGATTTAAACTTGGTGGAGTTGAGTTTGGTTTTATTCCTGATTTGGATGATATGACTTTTGGTGAATATACAGATTTAGATTCATACATTGGTGATTGGGATAATATGCACAAAGCTATGGCTGTTTTATTTAGACCTATTACAAAGAAGGGTTTAAATAATACATACGAAATAGAAAAATACAATGGTAGTATAACGTATAGTGATGTAATGAAACACGCACCTTTAGATGTTGTATTTGGTGCTAATGTTTTTTTTTACAATTTAGGCAACGAATTATTGAAAAGTACGATGAACTATTTGGAGAACAACACGCAGATGCAGACTATTCTGCAACAGCACAATTCGGAAAACGATGGGGTTGGTATAGTTCAATCTATGGACTTGCTCAGGGAGATATTACAAGATTTGACACAATCACAGAATTACCAATTAACCAATGTTTAACATACCTAACATTTGAAAAACAAAAAAACAAAATAGAATCGGATTTAATTAAAAAAAGATAATGAGTACATTTTACGAAATAACACAAGTAATAAAGAATAAACTACAAGAAGATATATTTGTAAATACAGTTACAACAGGTGATATATTTAAAGTAGATTTAAATAAGCAAACTATATTTCCTTTAAGTCATATTATAGTAAATTCAGTATCTTATCAAGGTGCTGTATTAAATTATAATATATCTATTTTATGTATGGATATTGTAGATGAAAGTAAATCAAAAGTTACAGATATATTCTTGGGCAACGATAATGAGCAGGATGTATTAAACACACAATTAGCTGTAGCAAATAGATTTTTAGAAGTATTAAGCAGGGGTGCATTAGCAGAAGATTACGAATTAGTTAATGGTACTGCAAACATTGAATTTTTTACTGAAAGATTTGAAAATAAAATAGCAGGTGTAACTTTTACTTTTGATATTGCTATTGAAAACAAAATGACAAAATGTTAAAACTTGAAAAGGTAAATAAAACTATTCAGATGTTTCGTGATTATGTTATTCGTGAAGCAAAGGATAATTTAAAACGTACAGGTCATAACAACACAAGTTCATTAACAAATAGTTTAAAAGGTGAAATAGTTACAGATGATAATTATGCTATTGTAGGGTTTACAATGAATGATTACGGAACATTTGTAGATTTAGGTGTTAAAGGTAAAACAAGCTCTAATAAAGCACCTAACAGCCCTTATAAGTTTGGTAGTGGTACAGGTAAAAAAGGTGGTTTAACACAAGGAATAAATAAATGGGTTAAACAAAAAGGTTTTCAATTCAGGGATAAAAGAGGTAGATTTTTAAGTTACGATTCAACAGCTTATTTAATTACACGTTCTATATTTCACAAAGGTATTAAACCAAGTTTATTTTTCACTAAACCATTTGAAGCAGGATATAAAAAATATATAGATATAGATTTAATAAAGGCGTTCGGTCAAGATGTTGAAACAATAGTAGATTATAATTTAAAAGATAGAAAATAATGAATGTAATAAGTGCAAGAAGCCCATACCAAATAATAATAGATGAAGCAGGGCAAACAGGTAGTAAAGTAGAATT